CAAACAATTTCTTTAACAGGTTTATCAATAACATCTAGTTTAGGAACTGTTGATGTTCCTGATGTTGTTCTTACACTAACGGGTCAAGAAATTACATCTTCTCAAGGTGAAGCTTTTGTTCCTGTTGTAATTGACACAACTTTATCAGCAACATTCTCAGTTGGTTCATTAACCGTGAACGATGTAACTATGGGTCTAACAGGCCAAGAAGTTACAGCTGCATTAGGTGTGCCAGTTGTAGCAGACATGACTGTTGGAATGACAGGTCTTGATCTTACTTTATCTCAAGGAACCGCATTTGCTCCAAATGAAACTGTAATTATTTCTGGTCAAGAAATAACTTTATCTCAAGGAACTGCAATTGGATCTTCTTCACAAGAAGCAGACTTAACAGGTATTGCAGCAACGTTTAATTTAGGTTCAGTAACCATACCAAATGATACGGTCCTTGTTTCTGGATTGTCCATGGAAACTACTCTTGGTTCTATTATTGGATTAGGAGGTGCTGTTGCTAATCTAACTGGAATTAGTATGACATCCAGTGTAGGATCGTTAACTATAGAAGAAGGTTTAGGATTAACTGGTCAATCTTTTAGTGCTAGTGTAGGGTCTATTTCTTTAGCAGATATTCAAGTAGGATTAACTGGACTATCAGCAACGTTTAGTGTAGGAACTGTAGACATATTTGCTTATGGCGATGTTGACACTGGTTCTAATACATCGTATAGTAATATTTCAACGGGTTCGAATTCTTCATATTCGAATGTTGCAACTGGATCAAATACAAGTTATAACGATGTAGCAGCGTAGGAGAATTTTTTATGGCATCAACATACACACCTTTAGGTGTAGAACTTCAAGCAACCGGTGAAAATGCCGGAACATGGGGAACAAAAACTAATACAAACTTACAGATTGTCGAACAGATATCTGGAGGTTATACAACACAAGCTGTCGCTGATTCAGGAGACACAACTCTTTCTGTATCTGATGGATCAACAGGGGCAACTCTTTCTCATAGAATTATAGAATTTACAGGATCACTTACAGCATCTAGAAACGTTACAATACCTTTAGATGTACAAAATTTTTATTTCTTAAAAAATGCAACTTCTGGATCTCAGAATGTTGTATTTAAATATGCAACAGGTACAGGTACTTCTGCTACAGTTACAAATGGTAAAACTGTAATTGCATATGCAAAAGCAGATGATGGTACTAATCCAAATATTTCTACAATATCATTAGCTAGTGATTTAGTTGATGACACTACACCACAATTAGGTGGTAATTTAGATACTAACTCTTTCATGATAGACTTTGATGATGCTCACGGTATCAGAGATGAAAATGGAAATGAACAATTAATTTTTGAAACAACTGGATCTGCAGTCAACCACGTTGATATAACAAACGCTGCAACAGGATCAGGACCAGAAATTGGTGCAGTTGGAGATGATTCCAATATTAACTTAGAGTTAAGACCAAAAGGAACTGGTGAAGTACAAATTGGTACAGGAGCTGCAACAGCAACTCTTACGTCAAGTGGTGCATATGATTTAACTTTAGATACAAATGGTGGTACAAACTCAGGTACAATTACAATTACAGATGGTGCTAATGGTGCAATTACAGCTACACCTAATGGAACTGGTGAAGTAGTTGTTGGTGGTAATACAAACCCAGGTACTCTTGTTCTTAACTGTGAATCTAACTCTCACGGGATTAAATTACAGTCACCTCCACATTCAAGTTCGCAGAGCTATACACTTAAATTTCCAACAGGAAATGTTACAGCGGACAGATTTTTAAAAGTAGCTAGTATTACAGGTTCAGGAACAACGGCAGTTGGTCAATTATCTTTTGCTGAAGTATCAGGTGGTACTTCTTGGCAAGCAGTAAAAACTTCTAGTTTCACAGCTGCAGCTGGAGAAGGATATTTTGTAAACACTACAAGTGGTGCAATAACTATGACCTTACCTGCAGGAAGTATAGGAAATGAAATTGTGTTTATTGATTATGCAGGTACATTTGATAGTTATGCATTAACAATTGCAGCAGATGGTTCAGAAAAAATTGCAGGATCGACAGCTGATTTAACAGTTTCGGTAGAAAGAGCAGGAAATACTTTAGTGTATACAGATTCTACACAAGGGTGGCTGCTAAAGAATAAATAATCATGGCTACGTATAAGCAAAATGTTGGAACATCAGTTACCAACTTTGCAGGAGATAATCCTGGTGTTGTTGAAGGTGAACTTTGGTATGATAGCTCCGCATTCGTATGGAAATATCAATATCCAAATGTAACTACAGCTGGTTCTTGGGCTACAGGTGGTGCTTTAAACACAGCAAGACAACTTGGAGGGAGTGGTGCAGGAACAAGAGATGCCGCTTTAGTTGCAGGTGGAGAACCTGATACAGGTAAAACAGAAGAATATAATGGAACAAGTTGGACTGAAGTAAATGATTTAACTACTGCAAGAAGAAATAGTGCTACAGTTGGATCAAACACAGAAGCTGCTTTGTCTTTTGGTGGTTTTACTCCTCCAGGTGCTAAAGCATTAAATGAACAATGGAATGGAACTAACTGGACAGAAATAGCTGATTTAAATACTGCTGGTAGAGCAAGACAGGGATCAGGAACTACTACCGCAGCTTTAGCTTTTGGTGGAGGTCCTTCTGCAACAACAGACACAGAAACATGGAATGGTTCCGCTTGGACTGAAGTTAATAATTTAAATACTGCACGATATTATTTTGCAGCATCTGGTTATGGACCAAACACTGCAACTCTTGCTTTTGGGGGTGAGTCTGCCATAACAAATAATGAATTATGGAATGGAACTAATTGGACCGAGACTGCAGATTTAAATACAGGTAGAAGATTATTATGTGGTGCTGGAATATCAACATCAGCTCTAGCGTTTGGTGGATACAATGGATCTGCTTCAGTAGACAATACAGAACTATGGAATGGTTCTTCTTGGGCAGAAACAACAGATCTAAGTGTAGCTAGACATGAATTAGGTGGCACAGGTGCAACTAATGGTGCTGTTATAGCAACTGGTGGATATGCCCCGTCAGCTAGTGCAACTACAACAGCAACAGAAGAATTTACAGGTGCAGGTGCACCAATCGGTGGTTGGTCTACTAGCACTGCTATAAATACTGCTAGAAAATATGCTGCTGGTGCAGGAGAATACACAGCTGCATTGTACTTTGGTGGAAAAGATCCTAGTCCTGCTGTTCAATCAGTTACTGAAATTTGGGACGGATCAACGTGGACAGAAGTTAATGATTTAAATACTGCAAGAAGTGAACTTGCTAGTGCTACAATAGGAACTACAACAGCTTCTTTAGCTTTTGGTGGAGAAGACCCTGGAACTGATGCACTTGATGTAACAGAATTATGGAATGGATCTAACTGGACGGAAGTAAATAATTTAAACACTGGAAGAAGAGCATTAGGTGGAGCTGGAACTTCAACTGCTGCTTTAGCTATTTCTGGATATAATAGTACCAATGTAAATAATTGTGAAACTTGGAATGGAACCAACTGGACAGAAGTTAATAATGTAAATACAGTAAGAAGATATGGTAATGGTTTAGGAACAAATACATCTGCTTTATTTGTTGGTGGTTATGTACCACCTAATGCCATAGCTAACGTAGAACAATGGAATGGAACTAACTGGACTGAAGTAAACGATTTAAACACGGCAAGATATGCTATGGGAACTGCGGGTACAACTCCAGCTGCTTTGGTTTTTGGTGGCACTCCTGGATCAGGAGAAACAGAAGAATGGAATGGTGTTAGCTTTACAGAAGTTGCTGACTTGAATGTATCAAGAGATGGTTTATCAGGAGCTGGTAATACTAGCAACGCTTTAGGTTTTGGTGGCACTAATGGAAATACAGAGGAGTGGAATTCCGCTTCAAATGTGATAAGGTACGCGGGTCAATAAAATTAATAAAAGGAGAAAACTATGGCAAAAACATATCAATACTGTGTAGCAGAAAACTGGGGAAAGGGTTTCATCGAT